GGTCGAAGACGTCGTAGCCGAGAACCGTCGAGATGAACGGCATGATGAATGCGTTCTTCGTGGCCTCCTCGGTCTGGATCGACTCCCACTGCTGGGAGACCTTGTCAGAGAGAAGCGTCAACGCGTCACTGAAGTCCATCCTGGTTCCGTTCGCTGTTCACCGCGCACAACTAGCCGCGAGCTGATGTGAGTTACCTCAATCATCGTCACGGAGGCGACGCCGGGTGAGCATTTGACCACCACGTGAGCTACGCAACTTCCACAACACCTACTCCTGCGGCTCCTCGCCGGCATCCATGCCCACCCCGCTGTGAGCGTCCTGCCTCTCTGCCGCTGCTCAGGTCGCTTCGGGCTCGTCGTCCCAGTCCCAGTCGGGTCCGGGGATGACGCCGGCGTCGGTGGTGGCCTCTGGCCCCAGTGCCTCGAGCCATTCGGGAGAGACTTCGGCTGCGCCCTGGCAGTAGAGGCTGACCTCGGCCTTGAGTGTTGTGCCGTCGACGTCGGCGCGGACGACGGGGAGCTTGCCGCGGGCCTCGATGTATTTGACCAGGGGAAGCAGGTTCTTTGTCTGCGTGTCGCTGAGGATACCGACGCGGTGCCCGTCGATCTCGACCTGGACGGACTCCACGGCGGAGCGGGGCCGGATCTCGGTGATGGATCGCAGCACGGCAGTAACGTGGTTCGTGTGCCCAGGGCAGACGATCTTGGCGAGCACGTCCATGTGCTCGTCCTCCTTCAGGATCTGGCGCTTGCGCCCGGCGGGGATGACGACGTGTGGCGACGAAGGGAGTTCGTTCGAGGGCTTGAGCTGGTCAGGCTCGGGAAGTAGGACACGCACGTTGTAGTGCTCGCCGAGTTCCGCGTTGCGTCCCCAGATGTCACCGGGGACGCGAAGGACGCGCTTTGTGCTCTTGAGTTCACGCACGATCGGTCCCCACGTGGTGGTGATCTCGTCGGGCAGGTAGCCGACGTGTTCGCCGCGGAAGAAGACGGCCACTGCATTGCCGCTCTTCGAGAACGGGTTCTTGCTGTCGTCGGAGAGTGTCAAAGGCTCCCTGATGGTCGCGCCGGAGCGGTCGGCGTACGACGTGAACAGGGGGTCACCGCTGAGTGCCTTCGTCAGTGGCTCGCGGTGGTACCAGACGCCAGCGACTTCGACGACCGTCCGGCATCGGCCCCAGGGCTCCAGAGGCCAACCACGTGGAGAGTCGGGCACCCACTCGCCTTTGACCATCTCACCACCAGCGAGCACGCGAGCTTCCGCAGCTGCGGCAGCATTGGCTTCCTTCTTTGCAGCGCGCGCCACCGAACGGTCTCTACGAGCCGTCTTCTGCCTCTTCTTGGCATTCTTCTCGGCGGACCGCTTCTCCTGCTGAGCTTTCTCCTCGGGAGTCGGCTCGGGTAGGACCTTCGACGACGCAAAGAGGAGCCCGAATCCGAACATAATGAAGAAGACAAACATGAGGAGGCCATCGCCTCGAGTAGCTGTCTCGCTCGGTGCGATCACGACGATCAGACCTAGCAGCGCCACAAGCGCACTGGCAATCGATGCCAGAAACAACAAGATTCCAAAGATGCTGCGCAGAGCTCTCACGCCAACTGCCTCCCCACCACCGCCCAGGCCACCATGGCCCGGAAATCCCTCATCTACTCCTGCGGCTCCTCGCCGGCATCTACACCGGTCTGGGACGCCTCCCACGCGGGACGTCGACGCACCGTGCGCGCTGCCAACGCCGAGAAGTCCGGCAACGACGCCTCCTCTAGGCGTCGCGCAGCCGAGATCTCACGCGCCCGCTTGAGCCCCTCGGCCAGCGCCGCCGCCCGCACCTCGTCCCGCTCCTCCACGCTAAGGCCCTCCAGCGCGCTCGCGGGCAGCATCACCACGTCCCCATCCATTGACGAGGGCGACGCCCCTCCGCTCTCTGGTCCCACCCCGGCGGCCGCCGTCACCGGACTGGCGGGCGGGCTCGCGGACACCGTCGGCTCCCCACCGTCGAGGACGGCCTGGGAGGAACCGCGTTCCCACCCAAGGGCTCTATCGAGCTTCCATAGCGTCGACGGGCGATACGAATCGCGGCGACCGTTCTCGATCTCACCCACGAGTCGTGGACTCACGCCGATGCGTTCTGCCAGTGCCTTCGACGTATCGAAGCCCTGCTCGAGGCGTCGCTCTCTGACCAGTCGGCCAAGCACGGTCGCCCCGTTTCTCACTGTCATGCTCACATCGTGACGGAAACAACTAGGAACATCAAGGCGGCGCGAAAACGGAACAACTGCGACACGCTGGGAATACCGACATGTAGTTTCATCGCAAGAAGTACCCCATTACCTGCATAGACCGACTATGCGTCGTCATGTTCCCACTCCCTTCGCTTGCACGGACGCTTTTGTTCCTCTACGCTCGGACGCATGAACGGGAACGACAGCGAACAAGCTGAACGTGAGCGACAGGGCGCCACTCTTCGTGCGATCCGCGAGATCCGCGGAATGACGGTCGACCAGCTCGCGGCAGAGATGCTCATCTCTCGCCCGTACCTGGCCAACATCGAGGCGGGCCGGAAGAAGCTATCTCAGCGGCTCGTGGCTCGTGCGGCCGAGGTGCTGGACGTGCAGCAGATCGCCCTCGTGCGTGAGGGGTATTTCGATCGGGAGGCGGCGGAGCGTGAGGCGGAGGTGCGGCGCCTGACGCGGGAGCGCGACGAGGCGCTCGCCCAGATCAAGTCCATGCAGGCCCAGCTCGATGAACTGCGTGTCTCGTTCGAGGCGCTTCAGGTTCCGAAGGCGGTGGCGTGATGAGTGCCGTTGATCAGTGGGCGTTGGCGTTAGCTGAAGGTCTTCTTGATGACGTCGCTTCGCGGGACGCCGTTCTCGCTGGTCCACGTGAGGTGGATCTGGACCTCAGCGGAGGCAGAGCCCATGAAGAAGACGGCGTCCGGGTGGGCGTTGTTCTGGGATATCCACTGGTTCTCGTCCGCGAGATCCTTCGCGACCAAGTCGAGGTGGAGCGTGGTCTGGCCGAACGCGGGTACTTCGCCTGCGAGTCCTTCGCCTACCGTCTGCTCCTTGTAGCGGACGAAGACGGCCACGTTGCGAGCCGTATGGGCGCTGTCGTTGGTGACGACGAGAGTCTCGTCATTCTCCTCGAGGTCGAACCGCCAGTGGTAGACGATGTCGTCTTCGGAGACGGCGAGCGCTCGCTCACTGACCGAGTTCGCGTCGCGACTTATCTGGTTCGCCTCTTCGGCGATGCCGTTGGCCGCTTCGGCCTGGGCGGCCGCGCCTTTCGCGAGTCGGTTCGACTCCTTCGCTACCTCGTTGGCTTGGCGCGCCAGGACGACGCCGACCAGGGCAGCAAGCAGGGCGAGGCCAGCAATGACTGATGCAACCCAATCCGCGGTGTCCACACCGCGACTCTACCGATACGGAGGAGATCTGATGAGCGACCTCATGGGATGGGGCATCGAGGACGACATCCGCCTGGAGGCGGGCATCACCAGGATCCGCTCAGAGCGTGAGGACCAGACCGGACGGGTCGCCCTCGTCGATGACGACGACCAGGGGATGGCGTGATGGCGGCCAGGGTGAGTGTGGCGCCGCGCGATCCGTTGCGGCCGTTCGACGAGGGACGGCTGTACAGCCTGGCGCAGGTGGCTGAGGTGTTGCAGGTTGATCGGTCGACGGCGGACCGGTGGTTGTCGAGGGGCTTGATCCGTGGTGTGCGGGCGGGCCGGGTAGTGCGGGTGGCTGGGCGGGACCTGAATGCGTTCTTGGTGCCGATCGGCCGGCCGGCGGAATGAAGTGCCCCCGTCGGATGGGACCGGCGGGGGCGGTGAACCGAAGTTCAGACACGAGAGAGGTTACATCATGAAGTCCCTTCTGTTCCTGATCCGGCGCTTGGCCGCCGGCCCCCAGCCTCCGGTGATGGTGCCGGTGGATGAGCGGGATGTGGTGTGGCCGGATGAGCGGTTGGTCTATCTGGCGAGGCATCGGGGTGGGCGGCATGGGTTGGATCTGACGGTGGCCGCGGTGCGGGGCCGGCATGGCATGGACGACGTGCAGGTGTCGCAGGCCCAGTTGCAGCATGCTGAGGAGATTGCTGCGAGGCGGGAGGCCTTGCGGTGAGCGCGCGGGTGCGGGTGGCGATGCTGTTGCTCCTGGCGGCGTGGGTGGCGGCGTGTGCGGCGGGCCCGGGGTGGCTGCTGTTGGTCGCCGTGGTCTTGGCGGTGCAGGGCGGGTGGATGGTGCGCGTGGACCTCGTCGAGCACGGGGGTTTCCGGTGAGCGTCGCAGTGGTGAGCCCGGTGTCGTGGTGGGAGCGGGCGGCGTGTGTGGGGCGGGACCCGCGCTGGTGGGACACGGGCGAGGGGCTGAGTGCGGACGACGGGCGGGCGAGGCTCGTGTGTGCTTCGTGTCCGGTGGTGTCGCAGTGTCGGGCGGCTGTGGATGTGATGGAGCGGGGTCTGGCGTCCACGGCCTTGCAGGGGGTGTGGGCGGGTGAGGGTCCGGCGCAGCGGATGCGTCGTCGGCGGGAGAGGCCTCGCCCGGCGTGCCGGGAGTGCGGGCGGGCGATGCGTGGCCGTGATGAGGGGGCGGAGTCGGCGCCGGGGACGGTGATTCTGGCGGCGGATGGCTTGTGCTACCGGTGCTACCGCGTCTCCAGGGCGCGCGGCCTGGCTGGGGCGGGTGGCCTCACACGGTGCCTGGGGTGTGGGCGGGTGCTGGTGCCGCGGTCTTTGCCTGCTGGGGAGCGTCCCGCAGGGGCTGTGGTTCATCAGTCGCGTGGATTGTGCTCCGCCTGTTACAAGGCGGTCCGGGAGGGGCGGGACCCGGGATCGGTGCGCCCCCTGCAGGCGGTGCCGGACGTGTGTGTGGGGTGCGGGCGCCCGTTGGTCCGCAGGACTGCGCCAAGAGCGGAGAGGCCCAGGGGGACGGTCGAGCATGCGGGGCACGGCAAGTGCGTCAACTGCTATGCGCGCGAGCGGTACCACCACCGTCACCCCGGCGCGGGGCGACATTTCTCAGTCCCGTCCAATCGTGTACCGGCGTGACCGGCCCATATCCAACCTACGTGAGGTGAGAAGAGATGCCGAAGATCAGGGCGAGCCTGCCGAAAGAGGTCGACGGGAACGGGCTGTACCGCCTGGCGAGCCGGGCCGCGGAGGACCCGACGCGCCTGCATTTCGCGGTCGTGGTGTGCGACTGCTGCAAGATCGAGGAGGACACGGATACCGGAGCGAGGAATGCGACGGTGCGGATCCGGCGGATCGAGGAGGTGGCGCCGGGGTCGATGGTCCGGGCGGAGGCCTTGCTGTTGGAGGCGATCGAGCACCGCTCGGGCCAGCAGATGTTCTCCTTCGAGCCGGAGGCCGAGTGGCGTTCCATCTTCCCCGAGGGGACGGTGATCGATGAGGAGACGGGCGTGATCGTCTTGCCGCCCTCGACGCGAGACGACCCAGCCCCAGCTGCCGCGGAGCCGGCGGCGGAGGCGGAGTCTGAGGCTCCTGCCGGCGCCGAGGGCGAGGGCGAGAGCGTGTCCCGGGAGATCGGGCGGGCCCTGATTGAGGAGATCGCCCGCCGGGGTGTGGAGCTGGATGAGGAGGGTCCGGGCCTGGCGTGGGATGAGGAGCTGCCGGAGGCGGCGCGCCTGGTGATCTCCGCCCAGCTGGGGTCCACGTCGATGCTGCAGCGCAAGCTGCGGGTGGGATACGCCCGGGCGGGCCGGCTGATGGACCTCCTGGAGGCGCGACGCATTGTTGGGCCGAAGCGGGGTGGGAGGACGCCGCGCACGGTGCTCGTGGCGGCGGACCTGGCCGACGATGTCGCGGCGATGCTGCGCGACGCCATGGAGCGGGCCGCGGCGGGTGTCGACGGGGATGGTGTCCTCTCAGACGAGGACGACCAGGACGCCCCGGACACGGCCGGTGGTGATCCTGCCGGCGAGCAGGGCTCGGACTTCGCGGACCAGACGCTCTGGGACGACCTCGGCGAGGACCCGCCCGACGAGGCAGGCGCGGGTGGGTCTCCAAACGATGACGGTGACGCGGCGTGAGCGTTCGGAGTGGACTCACGATGACGGATCTGTTCTGTGGTGCGGGTGGGTCCAGTACGGGCGCGGAGGAGATTCCGGGTGTGCGGGTGACCATGGCGGCCAATCACTGGCGGCTGGCGATCGACACCCACCAGGTGAACCATCCCCAGACGGAGCATGATTGCGCGGACATCAGTCAGGTGGAGCCCCGCCGCTACCCCCACACGGACATCTTGTGGGCGTCTCCGGAGTGCACGAACCACTCGATCGCGAAGGGCGTGGCCCGCCAGAAGCGGGCGGAGGCCCGCCGCCAGGACCTCCTGGGCATGCTCGAGGACGCCCTCCCCGACGACGCGGCCGTGAGAAGCCGGGCGACGATGTGGGACGTCCTGCGCTTCGCGGAGGTCCACCGCTACCGGGCGATCATCACGGAGAACGTCGTGGACGCCGCCCGGTGGGAGCTCATGCCCGCCTGGCGGATGGGACTGACCAACCTCGGCTACGAGCACCGCTTCATGTTCCTCAACAGCGCGCACGCCCAGCGGTTCGGCGCCCCGGCCCCCCAGTCCAGGGACCGCATGTACGTCGTCGCTTGGCGCCGCGGCGAGCGGGCCCCGGACCTCGAGCAGGTCACCCGCCCGCGGTGCGTGTGCCCCGAGCACGGCACGGTGGATGGGCGGCAGATGTTCAAGCGCCAGGACCGCGAGCCGTGGGGCCGCTACGGCGCCCAGTACGTCTACACCTGCACCCGCCCAGGGTGCGGCCGCGTCGTGGAGCCCCTGACCCTGGGCGCGTGGACGGCGATCGACTGGAACCTGCCCGCCGAGCGTATCGGGGACCGAGAGAAGCCCCTGGCCGAGAAGACCATGCGCCGCATCCGCGAGGGCTTGGCCCGCTATGGCAAGCAGCCTATCGTCCAGCGGGCCAACAACCGGCCCGCGGGTGAGTCAATGGCGAGCCTGAACACGCCCGTCGTCGAGCCTTACCGCACGCTCCCCGCCTCAGGGAGCCAGTTCCTCATCGCGCCAGAGGGCGCCATGGTCTTGGAAGCCGCGGGCAACACCTACGACGCCGCCGACCCGAAGCACCCGGCCTACGGGCAGCCCGGCGGGTACATGCGAATCTGGCCTGTCGACGAGCCCCTGCGCACGTTGACGGCCACCGCCACGCGCGCCGTCCTGATCCCAACGGAGGGCCGAGACGGGAAACACCCGGCCACGGTCATGGCCCCTTTGCGCACCCAGACCACGCGCAACGAGACCGGGCTCCTCGTGCCCTACTACTCGTCCAGCAAGTCGGCGCACAGCACGGACGATCCCATGGGGACCCTCACCACGCGCGACAGGTACGCCCTCGTGACGCTGCGCAACCACGGTGGCGCCCGGCCCATGTCGGAGCCGATCCCCACCATCGAGGCTGGCGGCAACCACCACGCCCTCGTGGAGCTCCAGCCGCCCAGGGTGGAGGATTGCGGGTTCCGCATGCTCGAACCCCACGAAGTCGCCTGGGGCATGGCCTTCCCGCGGGACTACCAGATGCTCGGCACGAAGCGCGAGAAGGTCCGCCTCGCCGGCAACGCTGTCACCCCGCCCGCCGGCCGTGACCTCGTCGGCACCGTCGTCGAAGCCATCACCGGAGAGCAGGTCGCAGCATGAGCACCGCCGGGAACCTGATCGAGGGCGTGGAGGACGGGGTCTGCCTGGATTGTGGGAAGCCCCTGGACACGCTGATGCCGGGCCTGTGCGGGCCGTGCGCGGCGCTGGGCGTGGTCCTCATCGCCCTCCTCGCGGGGGCCCTGCTGTGAGGACCCGGGCGATGGCGGACCTGATGACCGAGGAGCAGTTGCAGACGTCGGTGGTGCAGTTGGCGGGCTTGTGCGGGTGGGAGTGGTTCCACGACGAGGATTCGCGCCGCAACAGGGCGGGTTTGCCGGACTTGATCTTGGTGCGTGGCCACCGCCTCTTGTGGCGCGAGCTGAAGACCGCGACGGGGCGGGTGCGCCACGACCAGAAACGCTGGATCGCGCTCCTCCAGGCGGCTGGTGAGGACGTGGGCGTGTGGCGGCCGGATGACTGGTTCGACGGGACGATCAGGAAGGAACTCCGATGACGCATCCACTGGATCTCGCGCTCGACCAGGTCGTCCCGCGCGTGAGCATGGCGCCGGACCTTGCCACGCTGGCCTTGTGGGTCGGTGACGCCTGCTGCCGGCCCTCCGCAGGCGTCCTCTTGGAGGTCGTGGACCGGTGCGCGGGCTGGATGGCGAACCTCGACATCGCAGACCCCAAGGAGGCGATGCGCGAGGAGTACGACCTGGCCTGCCTCAAGCACGCGGGAATGACACTCGACGCGGAGGGCCCGACTGACGAGCAGCGCGTGGCCGCCCTCGTGGAAGAGCTCGGCGAGGTCGCCCGGGCACTCACCTACGACCAGGATCACGCAGGCGACCTCACCACCGAGCTGACCCAGCTCGCAGCCCTCGCGGCCGCGTGGGCCACACGGCTCGTGGGCGGCGACCGGTGATGGTCGTGGCCGGGGAACGTCAGGCGGTGCGCAGGTATGCGTTGAGGGCGTCACGCATGATGTCGGAGCGGCGCCGTCCTTCCGCCTGGGCGCGCTGGGCGAGGCGGTCGGCGGTTTCTGCGCTCAGGCGTAGGGACACGGTGGGCGAGTGGCGTCCCGGCGCGGTCAGGGAGGGGCGTCCGGCCCGCGCCGCCTCGCGCACGTCGGCGATGATCTCCTCGACGTCCTGGTCATTGAGCTGGGTGCCGTCGCTGCGGGTGATGTGCTCGACGTATCCGCCCTCGACGTGGTCGCGCTGCGGGTCGTACCGCAGGTCGGTGTCATTCATGGTCTCCTCCTTGGTGGTCGAAGCTGGTGGGCATGACGTGGACGATGTAGAGGTCCCCGTCCTCGACGAAGCCGATGATCTCCAGGGGTACGCCCCGGTCGTCGACGCCGGTGTAGAGGACTCCGTATTCGCCTTTCTTGGTGACGACTGGCGTCACGGTCCCGGTGCGCATGACGTGCAGGGCGTGGGCTCGGCCGATGCGGTGGCGGCGTGCGGACCGGAAGAACTTGATCGCCATCCCCATATTGTGTCATACACAATTGGGGTGGGCAAGGCGGAGGCGGCGTGACCATGTCGACGATGCCGCGCCCCGCAGAGTCGTCGCTGTGCGACGCGACCCTCGACGTCGTGCGGATCCCGTGGGCGAACGGCCGCAGGACCGCGGTGCGTGAACGGGTCACCTTGCATTGCGATGGGTGGGCGTCCCACATCCGGCACGGCACGCCCCACCACTGCACTGAGACCGGCGAGGCCTGGTACCAGCGCCTCGGCGACGTCCAGGAGGCCCAGGCGAGAGGAGGTGATGTGTATGGCTGAGCGGGATCGGGCCGACAGGCCCCAGCTCTGCCCCTCGTGCGGGGGCGCGATCAACCCGACCACCGGCGAATGCCGGTGCTCGAACTGACAGGACAAGAAGGAGGACCCGTGAGCTGGACGAAGGTCGGTGACGACGCGTCGGACTACCCGAAGCTCATGGAGGTGGCCACGCTCGACGGTGCGGACGACCGCAGCGTCAACGAGGTCGCCGGGTGGTTCTACGCGATCGCCTTCTGGTCGGCGAAGCACAACAGTGACTACGTCGTCGACCTCGGCACAGCCCTCCTCTACGGGCGATCCAACGCCACCCAGATCATCGAGTTCGCGATCGCCGTCAACCTCGTCGAGTACATCGAGGTCGACGGGCGCCGCAAACTCAAGATCGTCGAGGATCCCGACTTCGTCCACATCCGCCTCAAAGCCGACGTCGAGCACGACCGCCAGCAGAACAACGACTGCCGGAACCCGGCACTCGTGGGCCCGGTGCGCCTGCGCGACGGCGACAACTGCCGTTGGTGCGGCACCGGGGTGCACTGGCCGGGCAAACCCTCGAAGTTCAAGGGCACCCTCGACCACCTCCACCCCGGCGAAGCCGGAACGGTCGACACCATGATCGTGTCGTGCATGGCCTGCAACTCAGCCCGCCAGGGCGATGAGACCGGCACATGGGACCAGTACCACCAGCTCCTACCCGCCCCGGAGACCCCGAGGTACGGCACAGCCACCAGGAAGTATCTGGCGCGCTACGGCTACATCCCCAACCCACCGGCGCCGGATGCGCCCGAGGGTCCCTCCACCGCCTCAGACACGCCCCAGCCGGGCGCGCTCGCGGGCGGAGAAGCCGACCCCGGTGTCCAGGCCCCCGAGCGGTCCGGCGGCGCGTCCGCGGGCATCCCGGAGGAGGTCGACCCCGGCAGCGCTGATCACGCTGCGCCCGCGGGTCCCGCCTCCGGTGGCCCCGGCGTCGTCCGGGCGGTCGGACTGGGAGGGGATTCAGCGAGTCGTGCCCCTGCAATAGGAAAGTCTCCGGGTCGGGTAGGGACGGGTCGAGTCGGGTCAGGTCCGGTCGGGCGGGGCCGGGACAGTCCGGGCGAGGCCGGGTCCGGTCTGGCGGGGTCGGGTCCCACGGCGAGTCCGCCCCAGGGCAGGGGAAAACGGAAGAGGAGGCGGCACCGGTGAGCGCGGTCGTGTGGTGTGCCAGTGGGTGCACGGTGAGGGGCCAGCACCTGGAGTCGTGTGTGGATCCTGAGTGCTCGGGATGCCAGCCGCGTGAGGCTTCCGAGGGAGTGCTGTGCCGGTGGTGCTTCCAGCGGTTGACGGGTGCGGTGGTGGACGTCCCGGGTCTGGTGGCTCACCTGCGCGTGCTGGCCGAGCCCGGCGTGTCCTCGCCTCAAGGACGCGAGGGCGGCGGGTCGGGCGTGCCGGGATCCCGGTCCCTGTACCCGCCGGCCTTGGAGACGGCCGACGAGATTGTCGGCATGCTGGGCTCGTGGGTGGATGAGATCGTGGCCGAGCACCCGGACCACCTCCAGGGCCCGCCCGCCCGCGGGTGGCGGTTCTCCAGGCCCGCGTGGCGCCGCGACCCCGACACGGGCAAGCTCTACCGCCCCGACGTGGAGCGCACGTTCGCCACCCAGCGCGGCGTGGAGGACACGGTGCGCTGGCTCCTGCCGCGCCTGCATTGGGTGGCGGGGCAGTCGTGGGCCCACGACATGCGCCGCGACCTGTGCGCCCAGGTCGCCACAGCCCTGGCGAGGTGGCCGATAGAGGAGCGCTCGCACGACGTGCCGATGCCGTGCCCGTGGTGTGGGCAGCGGTCGCTGCGCCATCACCCGCCCGAGGAGTTCGGCGCACCGGAGAGGGTGACGTGCGAGAACCCGGACTGCGGGCGCCAGTGGGTGGGCTGGGAGTGGGAGACCCTGGTCGACCGTGTCGCGGCCGGGCGGCAGCCATGGTGGACGGAGGACGAGGATGCGAGCGCCTGACGGACTGGAGTGGCTTCCGGTGCCCACTGTGGCCGAGAGGTTGGGGACGACGCCGTCGCGGGTGCGTCAGTGGGTGAGCCGACGCCGGGTTCGTTCCGAGCTGGTGGAGGGGCGGAGGTGGGTGTGCTGGCAGGATGCGGCCGCCCAGGAGCTGGCCTCACAGACGCCGGGACGCCCCCGCAGGCGCCGGGTCCGACGACACGCGAGCGGGCCTATGGACAGTTGAGGTCGATAAGTGTCACACTGCTGCCAGTGGCAGAGGTGTGCCCAGGGGCTCGACCAGACGGTCGGGCCCTTCGTCATGCCAGTCGGAGGTGACGGCCGTGGCCTCGACGAAGCGGGTGAACTCGCGTCGCATGAACGCCCTGCGTGATGAGTTCTTCGAGGAGGGCCGGCGTCTGGATGCCGACCCGGCGACTCGAGACCAGGCGGCATGCTGGATCTGCCGGGGCCGTATCGACTACGAAGCGGCGCCGGGGACCACCGAAGATTCCCACGAGCTTGACCACTACTACCCCGTGTCGGAGCGTCCGGAGTTGCAGGAGGATCCGGCGGGGTTTCGTCATTCGCATCGCGTGTGCAACCGCCAGCGCGGCCGCGGGGCTCCGGCTGGTGGGCTCGGTGACGAGGTCCCGAAGTGGTGGTGACCGAGGACTCGCCGTCGGTCGGCGGGGAGGGGCGTTCGGATCTGCTGGTCGCCTGGGGGTGGCCTACCTCTCGTGCGCTCGCTTCCTCTCTCCCCGGTCGGTTCCGACCCCGGGGGGGGTTGAGAATGTCTGAAAACCGTCCACGTGAATGTCGGTGGGGGGTCGAATTGAGGGATCGGGTGGATGTTCGTCGCGCATACGCCTTCCTACTGTCCGTGCGGGCCGTGTCCAGGGAACTGAGGATCTCTGAGTCGGCGGTTAGAGCTGCAATCGCCCCTGGGGCTCGCACGCGCTACGTGCGCAGAGCGTCGGAGACGACGATCGCCCGGGCGTCGGACCCTCAGATCCGCGCCATGTTGGAGCGCTACCCGCGCATCTCGATCGACGCCGCGATGCGTGAACTCGGTTGGGTGCGCTCGCGGTCGGCACTGGCGAGGCGATTGCGGGAGTTGCGGCCCGAGTATGCGGATCGTCCCGCGGTCCCGGGTGTCGGCACGGGCCCGTTGAGGGGAGGTGTCGGGCGTGGCGGGAACGGCCGATGAGGAAAAGTTCCCTCCCCCAGATCATGTCGATGACGGCGTGAAGGCGGTTTGGCGCGAGATCGTCGCGGCGCATCCTCGGCCGGAGACGATCGTGGGGCCGGAGCTGGAGACCTACTGCGCTCAGATCGCGATCATCCGGGACTGTCGGGCACAGGTCTCCCTGGAGGGCGTCTTGGTTGAGGACCGCAACGGGACGCCGGTCCCTCATCCGATGCTTGCCGTCGAACGGGAGACGCTGAAGGCACTCAAGGGTTGGGGTGATAGGTTCGTTCCTCCGGCGAAGACGCTGGTGCCGCATCGTCAGAACGGGTACGTCCTCAAGGCCACGCGGGAGTCCGTGGCGGCAGCGAAGCACCTCCAGGGTCATGCGGAGTTCTCCGGTGCGATCGCCGCCGTGGAGACGCTGGCCTGGCTGATCGACGAGGCCCAACGCGCGGGAGCGGAGGAGCTGCAGAAGGCGGCGTTCGGAACGATCCCGACCTACCTCAAGGGGTGCGCCGAGTTGCAGATCACGCCGGCGACCGTGCCGGCCGTCGCGAAGGTCTCCACCGACGAATCCTCCCCCGCTCAACCCACTGGGCTCCAGGCCTGGAGGGCGAGGAAGCAGGACAGAGACCAGGCGGTGTGAGGGGCGATGGCCTGTGGCGGAGCACTTCGGGAAGACGGAGCCCCGCCTCTGGACGAAGCCGTTGCGCGAGCTCAACCCTGAGACCAGCCTCGGCTTCGAGGTCATCGAGTTCGCGATGATCTTCCTCGGCATTGAGCTGAGGCCATGGCAGAAGTGGCTGCTGATCCACGCACTGGAACTTCTCCCGGATGGTCGGTATCGATTCCGTCGGGTGATCGTCTTGGTCGCCCGACAGAACGGGAAGACACTCCTGGCGAGCGTATTGGCAGCCTGGTGGCTGTTCGTGGACTCTCAGCGTCGCCCCGACCGCGTCCCGCCGGTAAAGTTCAAGATCGTCGGCACCGCTCAGAACCTCGACATCGCCCGCGAGCCGTGGGCCTCGGTGAAGTCCTGGTGCGATCCGGAGCCGGAGACGCAGGAAGAGGCGGAGCTGACGATCCCGGCCCTGCAGGCGGAGACCGCGAAGGTCATCGACACCAACGGCAAGGAGTGCATCTTCGGACGCTCCCGGGCCCACTACGAGATCCGCGCGGCGAAGAGTTCTCGCGGGAAGCCGGCCGCGCGGGTCCTGATGGATGAGCTGCGCGAGCAGGAGAACTGGGTCGCGTGGAACGCCGTGTCCCAGACGTCGAAGTCGTTCTGGTCGGGGCAGTTGTGGGGGATCTCGAACGCGGGGAGCCCGAAGGCCGTGGTGCTGCGCAAGCAGCGCGACGTCGGACTGGAGCTCCTCGACGAGTGGGATCGCTACGTGGCGTCGGGGATCCTTTCGGCCGAGGAGTTCGCGAACGACCATGACACGTCCCTGGCGCTCTTCGAGTGGTCGGCGCCCGACGGATGCGAGAAGGACGACGTCGAGGGCATCCTGCAGGCAAACCCCTCGATCGGTTACGGATCGGAGATCACCGTCGAAGCGTGCGTCTCTGACGCGGGGACGATGCCGGACGCGGATTACCGCACGGAGGTTTTGTGCCAGTGGGTGGATGCCCGCGTGGTGTCCTACATCGAGGTCAACGATTTCGAGGCGACGACTATGCCGGCGGCCGAGGTCGCGGAGCTGATCCCGGTCGGTGCGAGGACGGTGTGGGGCGTGGACACGTCCCAGGACCGGTCGATGACCTATATCGCGGCCGCGGTGCGGCTCTCCGATGGCCGGCCGTTCACGACGGTCCGCGTGCAGCGGGCGGGGATGCTGTGGGTTCCGGGCTTCCTGGCGGATCTCGCCCAGGAGTCGGGGCAGTTCGAGGTGGCGGTGCAGGCGAAGGGCTGCCCGGCCATGGAGTTCGTGAAGCCCCTGCAGGATGCGGGGCTGACGGTGCATGCGGTGGATGGGAGCACGATCGGGATCGCGACGGGCCGGTTCAGGGACCGGGTCCGTGACGGTGCTCTGGTGACTGTCGCCCAGCCGGTGATGCGCCTGGCTATCGAGGGCGGGGTCACATCGAAGTATGCGGAGAACGACGCGTGGAGTCGCGTGAAGTCGGAGACCGACGTCGCCCCAGCTGTTGCAGAGACGGTAGCCCTGTGGGCGTTGGAGACACAGGAGCCGGTGTCCGCGGGCTCTGCCTATCAGGACTACGACCTCATGACGTTCTAAGAGAGGGGCACCGATGCGTGGTTTCAGGAAGCACCTTGGCCACACCGTGGTCGTCTCGGCCAATGGGATTGACGTGCGGGGAACCCTCCGGGGCGCCGGCGGAGGCGTGATTGTCCTCGATCAGGCCCACGCCATCGACCCGGTGTCGGGCCCGGTCCCGATCGACGGGCTGATGGTGATCCCTGAGGGCTCCGTGAAGTACATGCAGGTCCGGTGATCCCATGGCTGTTTTCGAATCGCTGGGGCGTCTGAACGATTGGGCGCAGGCCCGAGGGATCGAGTTGGTCGATCCGGGTGTCCCGCTTCTGTCCTACGACGCCGACTCGACGTCCGAGAAGGGCTACTGGTCTCCGCCGGTGCGCACGGTCGTGGACTTCATCGCCCGTCACGTCTCGGCGATGCCTCTCAAGGTATATCGGAAGAACCCCGATGGGTCCCGTGAGCGGGTCACCGATGGGCCCTTGGCGGATCTGATCGCGAACCCGACGCGCGGGCCCCTGGGACCGATGCGGTTTTGGTACGCGTTGATCTCCGATGGGCTCTTGACCGACCGGATGCTGGCGACCTTGGAGGCTGACGACCGCGGGTTTTTCCTGCGGAGGATCCCGGGGCGCCGGTGGCAGGTGAAGGCGGACGCCTTTGATGAGATCACGGGCGTCCGGATCTTTGTCGACCCGGAGAACACCCGGGACTTGGAAGCGGGGCGGGACCCGTTCCTCATCGACGTCGGCTACGCGACATCGGGAGCGAAGGGTTCTTCCCAGTTGCGCACGTTGAAGCGAGTCCTAGCGGAGTACGGCTCATCGATGGACTACCGCGAGCAGGTCAACAAGAACGGGCTGCGCACGCCCCTGGCGATTCTGCGAGACAGGCCATGGCCGGACAAGGAGTCCAGGGACCGGTTCGGCCGCGGAATGCGCGAGTTCATGGCCGGCGGGTCCTCGGAGGGCGGCGGTCTCCTCCTCGAGGACGCCATGAAGCCTCAGGAGCTCAGCGGCTTCAAGCCAATCGACGTCGCCGACCTCGACGCCCGCACCCAGGTCAAGATCGACGTCGCGAACGCGTACGGGATCCCAGCGGAGCTCATGGGGCTACGCCAGGGCAACTTTTCGAACATGCAGGCCTTCCTCACGGCTCTCTACGGGGTCTACCTCAAGCCCTACAGCGGGGCGTTGGAGGGTGCACTGAACCGTTGTCTGGTCGACGCTGTGCAACCCGGGGACGGTCTGTATGTCGAGTTCGATCTCGACGCGCAGATGCGGGGGAACCCGGAGCTGCAGTACGAGTCGATGGTGAAGGTCACGGGTCGCCCGGTGTTCACGACGAACGAGATCCGATCCCGTATCAATATGCCGCCCATCGACGGTGGGGACGACCTCGTCACCCCGCTCAATGTGCTCCTTGGCGGCCAGACGTCGCCGGAGGACGGCGAGACCGTAGGCCGCGGTGGTGGATCGCTCAATGATCTACAGGACGAGGGACCGACCACGACCGAAGCGTCGGGGGGGGTCGTGATGAGCCCTGATGACATCGCGAAGGCGTCGACTTCCGTCGGTATCTTGATCCGCTCAGGGTTCGACCCCGACGAGTCCAGGGACGCCGTCGGGCTACCGCCGATCCGACATACCGGGCTCCTGCCCGTCACCCTGCGCGACGAATCGGAAGCAGAGGCCGACGCCCGTCAGGCCCAAGCGGAGGCGGCCGAGGCGGAGAACACCGACACCCAGGACGAGAAGGGAGCCGACGGTGCTCAAGAAGACGTTTGACGTTGCCGTGAAGGCCGCGACTGATGAGGCGACTGGGCAGACCATGTTCACCGGGTACGCCGCGGTCTTCGGCAACGTCGATCTTGGCGGAGACATGATCGTCAAGGGAGCGTTTACCGACACGCTGCGGGAGAAGTACCCGCAGGGCGGCGCCGGGATCCCGATCTACTGGAACCACTCGGTCTCTGACCCGTTCGCGAACCTCGGCTTGACGACATCGGCCGTCGAGGACGACCACGGACTCCTCGTCCAGGGGACCGTGGACGAGTCCACGGACTTCGGCAAGCGTGTCGCGGTCCTCCTCAAGGAGGGCCGAGTCTGCCAGATGTCCTTCGCGTTCGACGTGAAGGAAGGGGCCTTCGTCGAGACGGAGGACGGCTGGTACTACGAGTTGCGCAAGCTCGATCTGTTCGAGGTCTCGATCTGCCCGATCGGCATGAACCAAGAGACCGAGATCGTCTCCGTGAAAGCACTCAAGGAGCAGGCCGGGGAACGCCCAGCCCGCACCACTCCACCGCCGGCTGATGCCGGCGCGCTCGCGGCCACCGGGGCGCGCGAGCCCACTGACTCCGATGCCTGCAAGAGCGGGCATCTGGAAACCGCCGCCCGGCGGCTCCGGGCCCTGACTCTCTGATTGGAGACTCTCATGGGGATGCAGTCCCTCCTGGAGCAGCACGTCAAGGCGGCCCAGGACATCATCACCGCGGCCACCACCGAGGACCGTGATCTCACCGAGGCGGAGCAGAAGTCCGTCGACGAGGCCCTGGATCAGGCGGAGGCCATCAAGACTCGCGTGAAGGCCGCCCAGGCGAACACTGAGCGTCTCACTGGCCTCCTGGACGCCGGTGGCACACCCGATGCTGGCGACGCCGAGGAGGACACGCACGCGAAGGGCTCGTCGTTCGGTAGCCGGTTCGTCAAGGCGAAGGGCTATCTGGCATTCAAGGCCGCGAATCCGGACCCTGGTGCCCGCGTCATGCACGTGGATATCCCGGGTTCCCGGATGGCTTCGCTCAAGGAGATGCGCCTGTTCAAGAAGGCCGTCGCCTTGGGAACGGACCTGGCGCACCTGCAGAATGTGCGCTTGCCGATGGTCGACCAGGTCGCGCGTCCTGAGCTCACGCTCTTGGACCTGATCTCGACGGGCACGACGTCCGGAGCGTTCGAGTACCTCCAGATCCTCGCGATTCAGCGGGGTGCAGCGATCGTCCCGGAGAACACGGGAGATGATGAGACGGACGTGCGGAAGCCTGAGTCGTCGTTCACGACGTCGCTGGAAACGGCGAAGGTCTATGACTACGCGGATGGCTATACCGTCACGAACCAGCTCCTTCAGGATGACCAGGCTC